TTTTATTTCAACCCTTCACTTTCTATATATTCAATGTAATATATTTCTCGCCCATCGTGATTATTTACACACTTAAAGGGCATTATTAAGTTTTCATATTCAAAATACTTTTCTTGATATTCTATATCATCTGTTTTACAGATAGGGCATATACCTGCTTTTTCAATTGTTTTCATTATTTTCCCCCATTTAGTTTATTTTTTAGATTAAAATAAGTTTTTGCTACTTCGTCCCATTGTTTATCATATTTTTTTTGATTAAACTCATAACCATAATCGTCCAATAAGTCGTTTAATAGTTCAACTTCGTTATTATTTAGTTTAATAATCATATCTTTTTAGATCCTTTCTAAATTAATATAATATAAGTCTAATATTTCTTTTATTTCGGCAAAGGGTATGTCTTTACCCTTGTATGTGTCGGCAAGTATATAGATACTTTCTAAAATATAATTTCCATCGCATTTAATAAAATTAATTAGATCTTGCTTTTCGGCATTTTCGACCCCGTCCACAAACTCATAATACATTTCAGACGATACTTTTTCTTTTGCTATTTCGACTAACTGTTCTAATTCTAACGTTTCTAATATCATTTAATACCTTTCTTTGTAATTAGGTTTTAATATTTGGATCATATCCCTAATAGTTGTATATATATCATCAGGCGTGTAATGGTCAAAGTCGGTTATTTCAAAAGTCTTTTCGGTCGGAAAGTATAATATACTAACATCATTATTAACGTAATCATAGATATCGGTTTTTTTCTGATGATCTATAATATATGCCGATAGATTAATCACTTTAACGCCCGATACCTTTAGGGCGTAATCTTTTAATACGCCCCCAAAGATATCTGATATAAACTTTTCTGTATCTAATACCATATTAGTCCCTAAACTCTAGATAAACGCCTTCCCAAGAAGTCCCAAAATGAGTAATACCCCATAGATACTCATCTAATACGTTAGAATAAAATATAAGTTCGTCTGTATGTCTTATAAGGTAATTAGCGTCATTAGAACCAATTAAATACCATTGAAATATATCCTTTACGTTTTCGTCTGTTTCGTCATCGCTTTCCCATAATGACCCATTAACTAGACCCTCATAATATAATTCAGGATCTAATTCAGGTGCTTTGTTGAATAAAAAAACGCTATCTAATCGCTTTGCTAGTTCTTGATATGTTATAGTTTCGCTTGTCATCTTATAACCTTTCTAATATTTAATAAACTCTAATAAATTAACGCTATCTATTATGTGATAGTAGTATCTTTCAAGGAAACCACTTTTGCCTTCTATCTTTCTAATGTAATAGTCGATCATAGAACAAATGTAATCATCACTACCAAAGATATCTGATAATTCGAAATTATTATTAATATATTCAGAATATTTGGTTCTATTTTGGGTGTTAATGTCTGAATATAATGAAACCCACTCATCAGATAGAAACTCTATATAATCATCTAAATTACCTAATATATACGCTTTCAACTTTGGTTTGCTAATTTCCCAAGTGGCGTTATAACTATCGGTGGTGTAATTGTAATATTTCGGACTATAAACGCTAATGGGATCTGAAATACTTAATATAATGCCGTCATTATTGATATAGTTTTCTCTTGCGTAATCAACGGACGCTTGACTTATATTTCTTAAATAGTCTTTAGAGTTATACTCAATGTCATTATAGTTGTCAAAGTCGATACCCCTTTCGGATAGATCATCACGTATAATGTCATCAACGTTAGACATATCAAAAGTTTGGTATGTATCAACTGTTAGTAAGGTATCTTTGCTATTAATTGTAATTTTCATTTTACCCTTTCTATGTTAATTTTAACGTTCTTAATTGTATCGGTTTGATAACCACCACCACCGATCAACATTAGATCATTACTTATGAAACTATCAATGCGATCAGCGTCAAATAGTTCTATATCAAAAGAATATATATCATCATAGGTTAAATTGCTTTGGTTTGGGTTGTCGGGGTGGATTGCTTTCGTGTCAAATGTCATAGACGCTTTGTATCTTTGTATAGTTGGTTTGTTAAAGTCTGTAATCATATATATCCTTTTCTAATAAAAAATTACACTAGTGGAAAATACCCCACTTAATACAAGAGTATCTGTTTTGGTTGATATTTGCTTTACTTCTATCTTTGTCATTATATACGCCCCCTTAAAGCGTGTTTAATGTTATACAACTACAATACTAAATAATATATAACTTGTCTATACCCTTAATACAATAATACAACAACTACAATACATAACAGATGTAAAATAGTGGATAACTTATAATGATATAATATAGATATATGAAAGACGTCAAGATCTACAATAGATATACACCTGATAAACTCAATCAAATTATTAAAAGCATAGAAACAGAAGTTCTAGAAAATGATGATATTTACTTTTTAACTCAACCCTTAGGATCAAGAGGGATACCTTCGGTTCAATGGTCAAGGTTCAAACAGATGACTGATGACACCGACACTCTTGAAATGATGACACGTATAGAAAGTATGCTTGAAAATAGGTTGGTATCAGGGGCGTTGAATAATAGGATCAATACAACTATGAGTATATTCTTATTAAAAAATAAATATAACTATAAAGACAGTAAACAGATAGACAACAACATAACTATAACGCCGATATTATCAGGGTTATCCAATACACCATTAAAAGATAATACGAAGGTTATTGATATAGATTGATTATGTATACACCTAATACCCTAAATCCTAAAGTCGTAAAAAATATATTGTGCGACGTGTATCTGTTGACCCCTGTTTCACGTGAAAATCAAATCAAAGATAAGTCGTCTTTTGGGTTTGGAGATAAATTATGAGCTTCACCAAGACAACCTCCACCATTAAACTGCTTAAGCTAAAAGAAAGAATAAGGGGAGTAGCAGGTGGAACTTCTGCAGGTAAGACAATTTCAATACTTCAGATTCTTATAGACCAAGCTCAGACTAATCCTAATATTCTTATCTCGGTAGTATCAGAATCGTTTCCTCACTTACGTAGAGGTGCTATGAGAGACTTTCTTATGATAATGGAAGATACTGGATACTTTAAGGATGATGAGTGGTCTAAGACTGATTTTACTTACGTGTTTCCTAATAAGAGTCGTATAGAGTTTTTCTCTGCTGACCAGCCAGGTAAAGTAAGAGGACCTAGGCGTGACATCTTATTTATGAACGAAGCTAACAATATTGGGTATGAAGAATTCGACCAGCTTCGTATACGTACTAGAAAAACGATTTGGTTAGACTGGAACCCTACTAATGAGTTCTGGTGGTATACGGAATTGATGCCACACTATAAATGCGACTTTGTTACTCTTACGTATAAAGATAACGAGGCTCTAGATAAATCAATCGTAGACGATATTGAATCTCACAAACATAACAAAAACTGGTGGCTTGTATACGGACTCGGTCAACTAGGTGAAGTCGAAAGCAGGATTTATAAGGATTGGGTTGTGCTTGATTCTATTCCTCACGAGGCAAGGCTTGAACGTAGAGGACTAGACTTTGGGTACTCTAACGACCCTAGTGCGATTATTGACGTGTATTACTATAATGGCGGATTCATATTAGACGAAAAGATGTACCGTAAGGGTGTTTCCAATAAGGAGATAGCCGACTTTCTTAATGCGTCATCCGATCCAGAAACTCTTGTAATAGCTGATTCTGCTGAACCCAAATCTATAGACGAACTTAAACTGTACGGACTGAACGTACTTCCAGCACAAAAGGGTGCAGGGTCAATTCTACAAGGAATCCAATACTTACAGGACCAGCGAATCTCTGTCACCAAGCGAAGTGTAAATTTGCTCAAGGAATATCGAAACTACTTATGGCAAACCGACAAAGATGATAAAATTATAAATAAACCAGAAGGAGGTAACGACCACTTACTAGATGCTCTTAGGTACGCTATGGAAACATACGCACGTAGCTCAGGAGGTACCGTAGGACTTGTAACATCTGGACTCAAGTTGGAGGAGAAAAAGTCTTTCTACGTGAAAGAAGATGGAACAGCAGAAGCTTTCCACATAGATATTAAAGAAGTAATGCAGCGGCACTTAGAGGAGGAACGCTATCAATGATTATAACAATGTACGTATATCACAACTTATTACCTAAAAGGGAAGTAAACATTATCTTTTGTTTGAATTGCCGTAAGCCGTTATTCAGGGCTTCGGGTAACCACTTTGTAATTTCTAATGGTGGCGTGTCAGATGATAAAGCTTATGGTCCATCATCACACTACATCGAATACAAATGCAAAGATTGTACGACTAAATACCAGGTTTTATTTCAATGAACGAGTTAGACTTGCTTACTAGATGCACTTACAGGAACTGCAAAAAGCCAGGCAAGTACGTTATACCAGGAATTGGTGGGGAATATACAAAAATACTTTGCCGAAATCATTTCTACCTCAAGAAAAATTCGGATTCGAAAAAAAAGAAGAAATAATGTATAATACAATTTATAGGCAAATAAAACAAAGCCCTTATGGGTTTTTTTAATTTAAGGACAATATGAGTACAGTTTGGGATAGAGAACAAGTAGCTAAACCACTAAACGACATTAAGGTAGATAATTATCAAGGACAATCAGATGTTATTGATACAGTTCCGTCTTTATCTTTGAAACTTGATGACGAACAACTTATTAAAAATATTCAAAACAGAGTTCAAGACTCTAAAGACTATTGGGATACCCCAGACGGTTTTAATTTAGGTAAGGTACGTGGAGATAACGAACGAGTTTACTTAGGTAAGCAGACAGACGTTAGATCACTTTACCGATTTCAAATGCCTTACATTGAGAACCAAGTATACATAGCAGAACAAGCTATTATGGCTTACTTGACAGCACGAGAACCACAATCTGAGGTTATGCCAGCTAAAGATACCCCAATGTCACGACAATTCGCTTTAGACCTTGAAAAAATACACATGGCTCACTCACAGAAGATGAATTTGGGTAGAATTATGGAAAACGTAGTACGAAACGCTCTTAACAAAAGAATTGGACTCATAAAGTTTGAATTTGACCCAGATTACGGAAAAGATGGCGAAATTATTCCAACAGCAGTAAATCCAGAGCACGTAGTCATTGATAAAAACGCTAGACAAGGTGAAAATCCAGCATTTATAGATATGACTCTAAAAATGTCCGTAAATGAAATGTGTCACAGGTGGCCAGAGAAAAAAGAAGCTATTTTTAACGCTGCAGGCATCAAAAGAGGCACCTACAAGCAGATGGAAGAGATTGTAGCAATTCATGAGACCTACATTACCTACTATGACAAGAAATATGAACCACATGAAGCTCTAGTTTACTACTTTGCGGACGTAATTCTCGAAAAGACTAAGAACCCACACTACATTTACTCAGATAAGAAGAGAAACTTTTTTGATATGCCAGTTAAACCTTACATCGCACTTAACTTTGACAACGATGGCACCCACTGGATAGACATCACATCAGCTATTGAGCAGGCACAGCCATTACAGAGCGTGTTAAACAAGCGTGGACGTCAATTAATGGAAGTAGCCGACAAAGCTAACGGACTTTTAGTAGTTTCTAGCGACTCTGGTCTTTCCAAAGACGATTTACAAAACCTTACAGGTGACCCAAACCAACGATTAATTATTAAAACACTGGGTAAATCCACACAAGACATGATTTATCAGGTACCGCCTCCAGTTGTTCCACAGTTCTTATACCAAGATAAGCTTGATTTACGAACTCAGGTAGCTAACTTAATGGGTGCTCCAGTAGATTTCTCTGGAGTTGACTCACCTGACAACGAAAAGAACACACTAGGACAAACTATTCTAAAGAAAAACCAAGCTTCAGGACGGCAAGACTTATACGTACGAGCCATAGACCGATTCTCTACCATGTATTACAATTACCTAACTCAAATGATGGTTGTATGGTACAACAAAGACCATTTCTTTATTTATAACGGAGGTGACGGAAACTACGACCACTTAGTAGCTAACAGATACCTATTTGAAGATGGAATTGCAGTCACAGTAAAAGCAGGTTCTACTCCACCACTAGACAAGCAACGAGAAGAAATTATTGCTATGAACCTTTCTAAAGACGGGTTATTAGCACCACTTGACGTTTACCGACTACTTCACTTGCAGACTCCACAGAAACTATACGACAACTGGGCTAAGTTTAAGAACGACCCAATGACCCTTGCTCGTGACGCACTAGAAGAAATTGACCAAACTAAAGCTTACATGGCTTGGACTATGATTAAGAATAACGAAAAGCCAGAAGATCCAAAAGACTGCACCAAAGAATTTATTCTTACGCTACGAAAGATTATGCTTACTGACGATTTCCTCAAAAACGATAAATCAACTCAAAACGCATTTATTAAGTTTGTTGAAAAAGCTGTACAGTCACTTGAAACTCGAACTGCACTTGACCAGATGGCAGAACAGGGTGTTCAAATGTTAGACGTTAATCAGCCAATCCAACCATCACAGCCAGAACAGCCACCTATGGGTGGAATGCCTCCACAGATGCCCAACGCACAACCTATGCCAATGGGAGCAACTATGCCTCCAGCTCCGCAACAAATGCCACCACAGATGCCACCACAAAATGGTCCATTCCCATTACCTCCACAGTTTGGACAGAACCCAGCACCTATGATGCCACCAGCACCACAACAGGGAGCACCAGCACCTACTTTGACCAACGCAGGACAGACAGTTAGAATCCAACCTAACAGTCTTACTCAATTGCCAAATCTCTAATTTGTGATACAATTAAATTAAGATAAAAGGAGTATTCTATGGCAGATGCAGCAGTACCAGGCTTTACGGCTAGTCCTGAGTTAGAAGCAAAGCTAAACGCATTAGACGATAATTTACAACCAATAAAGGAGGAATTAGTAGAAGATGAACCTAAAGATGTTGAAGAGGAAGCAGCTGAAGAAAATGAAACAGCTGATAAAAGCGAAGAAGAACAAAAAGAATCTAAATCTGCAGAACCAGAAACTGATAATGAAGAAAGCAGCGATGAGGAAGTTGATGAAGATGAAGGCTACACAATTGATGACGAAGAAAACTCCGAAGCTGATGAAGTCGTTGTAGCAGAATCCAAGCAAGAAGTAGAAACCGTTAATCGTTCAGACTTAACTCCTGAACAAAACTACATAATTGACAACTTACCACCACTTACTGTTCGAGGAAGAGTTGGCGAAAATGAATTACAAGACTATACAGTTTACAGCCCAGAGCAACTTCCCTCTGGATTTGAATACGTAGACCAACGTGAAATGAGCATTGCAAATAAAAACTTTGCTTTAATGGAACAAAAAGCCGTTCAATTACAAAACGATTTTAGAGCTCAGGAATCAACTAAAGCAGCTAATCAGTTTAAGGTACTTGAAGAAAACGCTGACCGTTCAGACATTAATCGATTACAAAAAGAAGGTGAACTTCCTAAGTTCAAGACAGCACCAGATAGTCCAGATTTTGAAAAAGACCCAGCTACTTTAGAAATTCAAGCAATACTTGATTTCAAGGAATCACTCAATCAAAGATACTTAAATGAATATAACGCTGGTCGACCTTATAGACATGTAGGATTTGAAGAAGCATACGCTATGTACAGGAGACAAAACCCTAAAATAGATCCAAGAGTACAAGCAGAAGATTCAGAAAGAGAAAAAATAGCAAGAAGAACATCCAACACTAAGAGTAGAGCTATGGACAGCAAACCACGAGTAACACGTGGAATGAGTTCAAGAGATTTAGAACTATATTTAGAAGGATTAGAAATATAAAGGAGTAACATGCAAAATTGGTTTATAGCAGCATTTGAAGCAGCAGGTATATGGACACACGAACAAGCAGAACACGTGTCTAAAGAAATTAGACTTCACATACACAAAGAAAACTATCGTGAAGCAGTACAGGAATTACAATCTATATTAAGCAAACACAAGGAAGTACACGTTTCAGCAGTACACAAATTAGAAGCTCGTGTGGCTGAATTAGAGGCACTTGTAGCAAGTCTTAAAGATAAAAAGAGTGAAACTCTTGCAAAGCCTAAGAAAGTCTAGTATTATTTATTCATCAGGCAGTAGCTAAAGCCCTTTCGGGGGCTTTTTTTATTGCTGAGAGTAAAATAATAAAAGGAGATAATATGGCAGGAATGGTATTTACCGATAGAGTAGCAGATATAACCTATCAAGACATACTTCCAACAATTGTTGACCAAATCAACAACTCAAACGTATTATTGGCTCGTGTTTTAAGTAAACCTGGAACTTGGAAGGGTGTATACGAAGCACAACCAATTGAAACAGCCAACAGCACAACTGGTGGTTCTTTCTCAGGAATGGACACATTCCCAACATCAGCAACAAACAACACACGTCTTATGACTTGGTATTTGGCAGCTTACGAGCAGTCAGTTGTTGTTCCTGGTATTGAACGAGCGGTAAACGCTAACAACGAGAAGCAGGTTCTTATGCTTCTTAAGACTCGTCTTGACGAGGCTAAAATTTCAGCTAACCAAAGCGTAGGACAAATTGCTTACGGTGTAGGTTCTGGAAAAGACTTCGATGGACTTGGTCTAATCGTAGACAACGGTACAAACTCTAGCTCTTATGCTGGTTTGACTCGAAGCTCTAACACATTCATTAACGCTGACGTAACAGCTGTATCAAACGGAATCATTACTCTTGATTATCTATCAAGCGAATTTGATAACGTTTCAGCTGCTGGTTCTACTTCAGAAAGCCCAACAATTGGTCTTACAACTAAGACTATCTGGACTTACATTGAAGGTTTGATTCAACCTATGGTTTCAGCACGATATGACACACTTCAACTACGTGGTTACGACCGAGTAGATGGTGGAACTCCAAATGGTCAAACACGACCAGCTGGTGAAAAAATGTCTGGCTTTGCTGGATTTAACGCTATTAGTTACAGAGCTCGACCTCTAGTAGCTGATGACAACTGTACTTCACAGACTTTCTTCTGGTTAAACGAAAACTACATGGAATTCAAGAGACTAGTAGACTCAGGTCTAAAGCAAATTGCTTCTTCAGTAGAAGTTACAGAAGGCTACTACAAAGATGTACCATTCCCAAGTGCTTGGCAGTTCAGAGAATTAATCTCTCCTGTTAACCAGTATGGTGAAGTTGGACTATTAATCCTTATGGGTAACTTAATCCACCGACAACCACGAAGAAACGGAAAATTAACTGGAATTACATCTAACTAAAGTTAGAAGAAAGGATTAAATATCATGGATGTAGGTATACGAAC